CAGGTGCTTACTTTAATGGTGGACTAGGTGTTGAAATGGAATATCGTGCTAGAATAGAAGAGATGCAGAAAAAGGTTGAACTAGCAGAGGAAGAGTCACGTCAAGCCAACATTCAAATTGAGAGAGTTATTGAACAACAGACAGTTGTAGTCAAAGAAGACACAGCAGAAACTCTAGCTGAAATAGAAAGACTCAAAGCAGAAATAAATGCTAACTGTGAACTAACACCTGAAATGATTATACTGTATAATAAAGGCATGGAGGGCAATGAATAATGTTTGAAAAACACGAATGGATTGCTGTCTTGGTTGTTGTTATACTTATTTTAGTATTATCAGCAGGAGGGTGGATATAATGGATAGAACACAAGTAGGCATAGTAATACTAGTAATAGTCTTCGTTTTATTATTACAAGGTTGTGCTTCAACCACTGTTCCTGTAACTATGAACTTTCCCGAAGCACCTGAACCTATATTAATGGAACCAGAGAAGTTGGATCCACTGCCAGAAGACACTAAAGAAATGTCTGAGTTACTAGAAAACTCAACAGTGAACTATGGCAAATATAGAGAACTACAGATCAAGTATCAACAGTGGCAACGTTGGTATAACACTAACAGAAGGATACATAAAGACACTACGGAGGGTAACTAGATGTTTGGAAAATTTTTATCTAACATCTTTGGTCCTAAGAAAGTAGTATGGACTAAAGCAGATTTAGAACGTAAAACAAAAGTAGCACTAGAAAAGATTGGTCGTGATCATGGCATTGAACTAGATCGCAGACTCGCAAAAGATAAACTTATTAAACAATTATTAAAGACCTTGAATAAATGAACACCAAAGACAGAATAGAAAAGATCTCGTTATGGATCAAAGACTATGCTGATAAACACAAGATAGAAAGTTTGGTAGTAGGAGTAAGTGGTGGTATTGATTCAGCAGTGGTTAGCACCTTATGTGCAATGACTGGTATACAAACTTATGTATTATCAATGCCTATCAGACAGCGACAAGATCAACATGATCGTTCGATTGATCACTGTATTAAGTTAATAGAACGCTTTCCTAATGTACATTGGGAAACTATTGACCTAACAGAAACATTTGAAACATTTGAGAAGTTATGGACAACAGACAATGGACTAGGACTTGCTAACAGTCGTAGTCGTTTACGTATGTTAACTTTATATCAAATGGCATCAGAAAAGAATGGTATTGTTGTAGGCACAGGTAATCGAGTAGAAGACTTTGGTGTAGGCTTTTATACCAAGTACGGTGATGGTGGTGTTGACATTAGTCCTATTGCTGACTGTTTAAAAACAGAAGTATGGGACATGGGTAGAGAGTTAGGTGTCAGTGAAGACATTATCAATGCGGAGCCTACAGATGGGTTATGGGACGATGCACGTAATGATGAAGATCAACTAGGTATGACATATCCAGAGTTAGAAGAGGCCATGAAGTATGCTGAATCCGGAGAGACACCCCCAGACGGTAAGAAGAAACAAAACTTAATTAAATTTTTAGCAATACAAAAGAAAGCAAGACACAAGATGGAACCTATTCCAATCTGTATGCTAGGAGACGAAGAATGAAAAGACTATTAGTATTATTTCTAGCAGTTATGACAATGTCAGGCTGTGCTACAATTAATGGAGTCATTGACTACTTTGACATGGCTCGTTTTGACAACAACGAATACCTGTTAGCAGTTCAAGTTAGAACACAGGCTAACCTAGGTGCTCGTAAGTGTGGCACACCAGAAGTAAATGCTGAAGTATCAAAACTATGGGGTGACAGTCTAGCACTTAAAAACTATTCAGAGTCAATACCAAACAACGAAGAAACTATAACAATGTCAAGCGAACTATTAGAAATTGTTAGGGGCTTAGACAATCGTTACAACATTGATAAGAAAGAAGTTAGTATGGGTTATTGTACTTCTAAATTTGGACTTATTGAAAAGAACGCAACCATTATCACAAACGTAGTAGGTGCTAAACCTAGATAATGGCAAACTTTTTTGAAAGTGGATTTACTGTTCTAAAAGAATTAGCAAAGGAGAAGAGAACAATGGACGCAATGAAAGAATTACAAGAGTGGGTAGGTAACAACCACACAGAACTAGCAGACTGGGCTAAAGAAGCAGAGAACTACACTGCTATGTTTGAAAACAAGGAAATATCAGAGGACGAATACAAAGAACTTATGGGTGACTTAAAACACTCAAAAGCAATTAGTGATGCCGCTGATGACCTAGCAGTTCGTTCTAAGGCAAACGAAATGTTAGATAACATTATTATTGCCGCAGGGTGTGTATTATAATGGGCATGAAAAAATTCTCAATGAAACAGATGCTATGGGACAAAATGGTTGTTAAAACTATCCGTGGTATTCTCAAGTTACTTGGTCTTAAAAAGTAATCCAAAATAAAAGGTAGGTATTGACTATCTACCTTTTTTCTTATATACTGTAAAGTATGAATCCGTATGAAGTATTAGGCGTTAGCAGAGACGCCAGCGACGCTGAAATTAAAAAAGCCTATAAGAAACAGGCTATGAAGCACCATCCTGACCGAGGTGGTGATGAGACTAAATTTAAAGAAGTAAGTGAAGCGTACGAACGTATAACTAATCCTGATAAGTTCGCAGGAGATTATCATACTTCGCCAGGTGGATTCCAATGGCGCAGTGGCGATAATATGGAAGACATCTTTAGTGAGTTCTTTAATTTCCATAGAGGCGATCCTAGACAACCTCGCCAAACAGTAGTACAAATGAGTTTATGGATATCACTAGAAGATGTTTATCATGGTGGTGAACGTTTAGTCAGTGTACAGTCTAGGAACAATGTAGACGCTGTTAAAATACAAATACCCAAGGGCGTTATGGATGGTAGTACTATAAGATATCCAAAATTAGCACCGGGCGGACAAGATCTAAATATTATATTTAGAGTACACCCACACAAACGTTTTCAGCGTATCAGCAAAATAGATCTACAGACTGTGGTTGATGTAGACTTTTGGGACTTGATCTTAGGAACACATGTGCCAGTTAGACACATAGACGGCGATGAACTAATGGTCAGAGTACCGCCTAAAACAAGACCAAATGCTAGACTGCGTTTGAAAGGACAAGGCATTCAAAACGATAGACAGCAGGGTGATCTTTATGTTAAACTTAACACAGTTATGCCTGAAGATATATCCGATGATATTATACAAACATTAAGGCAAAAATTAGGTCGATAAATACGCAAAATAAAAAGCAAGGAATAAAATGCAGAATAATCCAGAAATTGAACAAATAGTTGATAATGCTGTTAAGTTAGCAAAACAGTTACATCATAAGTATGTTACTGTTGAACATCTATCTTTAGCACTGATTCAATTTAAACCATTTAATGATCTACTTAAAGATTATGGTTGTGATGTTGCTAATTTAGAAAAAGAAATGCTTGACTGGTTAAAGTCTATTGTCAGTATTGAAACTAAAAGCAAAGCAACACCTAAAAGAACAAATGGTCTAGAGCGTGTATTTAATCGTGCTGGTACACAGGTCTTATTCTCTGGACGTAAAAGCGTAAGCACTATTGACTTATACCTAGCAATTATGAGTGAAACTCATAGTCATGCTCACTACTTCTTACTCAAGTATGGTATTAACAAAGTTGAATTTGTTGAATTCTGGAGTAAAAACTATCACAATGATGTTACTCCTAAGATGAGTGAAAAAGAAGCAAATGCTTTACTTGAAGAACATTGTATTAACCTTACTCAACTTGCTAAAGATGATAAGATCGAACCTGTTATTGGTCGTTCAAAAGAACTAGAAGATATCATTCATGTATTGGCCAAGAAGTTTAAAGCAAACGTGTTGTTAGTTGGCGATCCAGGTGTAGGTAAAACTGCTATTGCCGAGGGACTTGCTCTACAGATTAACAACAACAATGTTCCTGAGTTCTTACAAGATCACGAAGTATACTCATTGGAAATGGGTTCACTACTTGCTGGGTCAAAGTACAGAGGTGAGTTTGAAGAAAAAGTTAAAGAAGTTATTGAAGCACTAGAAGCAAAAGAAAACTGTGTATTGTTTATTGACGAAGCACACCAAATGAAAGGTGCAGGTTCAGGTGGACAAAGTTCAGTAGATTTTAGTAATATGATTAAACCTGCTATTTCAAGAGGTATGTTAAAAGTTGTTGCTTCAACTACTTGGGAAGACTACTACGAGTCATTCGAAAAAGAACGTGCTTTAATGAGACGTTTCTATCGTGTTGCCATTGATGAACCAGACACAGCGTCAACACTTAAAATCCTGCGTGGCGTAGGTAATCGTTTAGAAACATTCCACAATGTTAAAGTTGATCAAACTGCTATTGATACAGCAGTTAAAATGTCAGACAGATACATACACGATCGTAAGAATCCAGACAAGTCAATTGACCTAATTGATGCGGCCTGTGCTAAAGCTCGTGCAAAAGGTTCTACTGGTGCGTTAATTGATAAAAATAGAATCTTAGAACAAGTTGCTAAGATTGCTAAAATACCTTTAGACAGACTTAAAAACGAACAAAACAAACAAGTTAAGTCACTAGACTTTAATGTTAAAAACAAACTGTTTGGCCAAGAAACTGTTGTTGATCAAGTGTTAGATAAACTATATGTTAGTTTTGCTGGTATTAATTCAGACAAGAAGCCAATGGCAAGTTTCTTATTCTTAGGACCAACTGGTACTGGTAAAACAGAACTAGCAAGACTATTAAGTTCTAACTTAGATATGCCATTACTAAAATATGACATGTCAGAGTTCCAAGAACGACACAGTTTATCAAGTTTAATTGGTGCTCCTCCGGGCTATGTAGGCTTTGAAGATGGCAATGTAGGTGGCGGTAAACTTATTTCAGACTTGACTAAGAATCCATATTCAATTATCTTGTTTGACGAAATTGAAAAAGCACACCCAGACATTTCAAACGTTCTACTACAGATGTTAGACGAAGGACGTGTTACTGGACAAAACGGCAAAGAAGTTAAAGTTAAGAACTGTATTATTATCCTAACATCAAACTTGGGTTCACAAGCAAGTGATAGTCTTAAAGTAGGCTTTGGTGATCAAGTCAAAACCGGTGAGGATGATAAAGCAGTTAAGGAATTCTTTAAACCTGAACTGCGTAATCGTATTGACATGATATGTAAGTTTGACAAACTTGATACATTGGCTATTAAGAAAATTGTTGTTAAGTTCTTAGAAGAACTCAAAGAGTCAACTAAAGAAAAGAACATTACACTATCATTTGATGAATCATTGGTTAATCATATTGCTGATGTTGGCTATGATGACAAGATGGGTGCAAGACCACTACAACGTAAAATTGACGAGCTAGTTAAAGTACCTCTAAGTAAAAAAATATTGTTTGATAACTTAGAAGGTCAAGCATTAACTATTAGCTGGCGAGATGAATTAGTTATAGAAGGTGCTACACCTCAACTTCCACCAAGCACAGAGCAAGGTGCTGTAGACGGAGAAGGTTACATTGTCCTGGACCAGTTTAAACCAAAGAATCAAGACTAGCGATAAGTTATTCTATAACCAATATCACTATTGCTTTAAGGTTTCAATGCCTCACTGTGCGGCCTTAAGTGGAAATTTAGATCATGAACGTATTGATGACATACTTGATCTAAGAGAAACGTTATGGGAAAGAAGCCGTAACATTAACTTTGGTGGTTCTTGGCGTACAGCAAAGTATAACAAAATAACACCTACAGTTAGAGAACAATTACATCGTGCGTGTGATTTCTTTTTACAACAAGGAACAGAAATTAAGTTAAACATCTTACAAGACACAATGTATGTCTATACTAATCAATATGCTATGCGTGATGAATTAACAAATCTTGGTTTTATCATTGATCAGATTACCACTGTTAAATTAAATAGACCTGTAGACACAGTTAAGTCACAAGACAAAGATAGTGTTCTGCGTTGTTATTTCAAACAAGCAGAGTTAACAGAACAGGAACAAGAAAATTTTACTACGTTTTTAGCAAACAATAAAGGTGAGTGTAGACCAAGTCGTGCTGTTGAATACTTTATGGAACGTGGCGACAATTTATTAAGAAACTACTTCTTTATTGACTTCAAAACAGAAAGTTTGATTAGTGCTTTGGAATTAATGACTCCTAACCTTATTCGCAAAATTGTACCTATAGTTAAATAGTGATAAATAATTGCATGGCAAAGATTAATTCAACAAATTTAGTAATTACATTAAGCAAATTAGTCAAAGATACAGATCCAACAGAACCTGTTCTTAATGATGAGACTAAAGCACAACTAGAAGCAATCGTAACTGAACTTGCTGGTGCTGGCGTCTTAGTAGAAATACAAGAGGCTTAAATGAAAACAACCAGTCAACAATTATTACCGGCAACTGATTATGGTACTGCCTCAGGCAACTACGATGGTTCATCTACTGACTTTAACGGAGATGCAGTTAAAGCCGCAGGTTATTATTCAACACACGGCACACTACAAAGTGTAGCATTCTTTACAGAAGACTTTCTAGGTACTATTGAAATCCAAGCAACTGTTGATTCAGAAACAGCAACAGCAGAATGGTTCACAGTACACACATTTAACGGTGATGGTTCTAGTGCTAATGACAGTTCAGCACAATATTGGAACGAAGTACAAAATATCACTGGCAGATTTACATGGGTCCGTGCTAAAGTTACAGACTTTACACAGGGCGTTATCAACAAAGTTACAGTAAGTTATTAATAATGGAAAAAGTTAAATTTGCAATCACACTAGGTGGTGATTACCAAACCGTACCTCCCCAAGCACGAGTTACTATTGCAGATAAAATTGTATTTGAAGGAACGGTCAGTGCTGATATTTTAATACTCGAACACGCAGAATTAGAAAACGAAGGCGATTATCAACTACGCATCGAATTATTAAATAAGAAACCTGAACACACAGAAGTAGACGATCAAGGAAACATTGTTAAAGACAGCGTTCTTAAGATTGAAAAAATTATTATTGAAGATATCGAAATGCAAAATCATTTGTCACTAGACCAATCTAAATTTTATTATGAACACTCAGGTGAACAACATCAATTATATAATAGCCTAGGTATAAATGGCACTGCTGTTGTTAACTTCTCTACTCCATTCTATATATGGCTTTTAGAGACTATTTGATAAATACTTGACTATGAACAAAATCGTAATATATCCAGGTAGATTCCACCCTTTCCACAAAGGTCACTTTGCTAGTTACCAGTTTCTTGTAAGAGAATTTGGTGCTGACTCAGTGTATATTGCGTCAACAAATTCACAGGCTCCTCTGACATCACCATTTAGTTTTGAAGAAAAGAAACAGATGGCAGGACTATTAGGAGTACCTGAAGACAAATTTGTTCAAGTTAAAAGCCCGTATCGCTCAGAAGAAATCACAGGCCGTGTGAGCAACCCAGAAGATACGGTATTAATTTATGCTGTATCTGAAAAAGACGTAGGTCGCTTTACTTTTACTAAAAAAGATGGTACACCAAGTTACATGCAACCAATGCCTAAAGATGAAGCACAGTTAAAAAATATGTCTGATCATGCTTACGTTACGCTTACACCTACAGTAACTTTTAAGGTACAAGGCAAGGATGCTAACTCAGCAAGTCAAATTCGTTCAGCTTATGTTAAAGCAGATGATAAAAATCGTAAAGACATTCTTAAAGATCTGTACGGTACTGTAGATAAAAACGTTAAAGCAATCTTTGACAAAAAGATGTCTGTAGTAGAACAACTAAGTTCTATGATGACTACATTAAAAGAAAGTCGTGATCCAATGGATGTTAACATGCGTAAAGTTGAACTTGCACTAGAAATGGAACGTCAACTGCGTACTATTGAAGAAGCAGACATGGACGGTCACTATGTACAAGGTGAACGTATTGTTCCTGCAGGCGGACAAGGCTCGTGGACAGAAGATGGCCTTAAAGCAAACATTGTAGCACAAATGACTAAGTTTGTACAAATGTTACGTACACAAAACTACGAAGGTGCTTACGAAGAACTATTCAGTAATAAAGCATTTCAAAGCAAACTAGAAGCACTTAGTTTATTAAATCAAAACAAACTTCCTAAAAAATAATTTACCACACTCGTTGCATTTCTATTAAATACTGTTATAATAAACATATACAACAGTAAGGAAAGATTCAATGCAGATTCAATTAAACTTAGAAAGACTGAGGCAGTTTAAGGTTCATTTTTGTATTCCATGTTATGGTGGACAAGTAAGTGAGCAAACATTTATGGGTATCATCAAATGGGCTAATCAAGCAAAAGAACTTGGGATTGATTGGACTGTAGAAACACTGGTTAATGAATCATTAATTAGTCGTGGACGTAACACATTAGCCGCTAGATTCTTAAACAACGAATCAACTACACACTTATTCTTCATTGATGCAGACATTGGCTTTGATCCATGGCATATCCTTACTATACTTAATCATGACAAAGACGTTGTATGTGGACTATATCCAATGAAGTCACTGCCTCTCAAATGGGTAGTTAACGGTGTAGACGGTGAAGCAACTAAAGCAGGCGACGACTACTTAATTGAAGTTTCAAAAGCAGGTACTGGCTTTATGTGTATTAAGAGTCATGTGTTTGAAGAAATTAAAAAACATCCTGCTGTTAAACCTTTTAACAATGACATTGGCTTACCTAAAGAGCTAGACAAGCACATGTATACATTCTTTGACTCAGCAGTTAGAGAAAATAGATACTATTCAGAAGACTGGACATTCTGTGAAAACTGGAGAGACCTAGGCGGCAAGATTTGGATCGACAGTCGTGTACTATTGAAACACACAGGACACTTTAACTTCTGTCATGAAAATGATGCGGCCATTAGAGCAGAGTATGAAAAAACTCCAAGCACAGTTAGTATCGTAAAAAATGCTGATGAGAAAAAAGAAATCATTGCTGAAACTAAAACAGCTCAGGCAACAAGTATCGGCTCAAGCAAAAAGAAACCCCGTAAGAAAAAATAAAAGCGATAAATATATACTATATAAAATATGGTATGAATTATGCTTTTAAATGACATTACAGAGGCCGGTGTTGGCATCATAACAAAACAGAATACTACACCTGATGTTAAGCCAGGCGAAACTCAGCGTCAAGCGGCCAAACTAGGTATGAAGTTGGACAAGAAAAATCGTCCACCACTAGCACATAAAACAGCGGCTAAAAACACATCAGCAAACAAAGCATACAATCTTGGACTAGTCACAGAAGGCAAGGAACTGTATGATGGGAAACTTCCTATTGTAAGTTTAATTACAGCCTTAGCTCTTGCACTATCAACACCTCAAGTGTCAGCACAGGACACTGCCAAAGACGCATATGATCTTGCTCGTCAAATTTATAAAGCTAAAGACATGACGTCAGCAGGTGCTAAAGAAGAAGCAACACAAGAAATTAAAAACATCTTAAGAACAATCCAAGGGCATCCTAATCAAAGTAAAATTATTGATATCTTTAAAAATACAATGAAAGAAGATATTGAAGATTTAGATGAATCAATCCGCAAAGAAGGTAACAAGTATACAGTTTACAGTAAGAATGGTAAACGTAAGTTTGGTACTTACACAAGCAAAGCAGACGCAGAAAAGAGACTTAGACAGATAGAAATGTTTAAGCACATGGGCTAATGAGAGCAGACGAGTTTACAAGAAAAGCAAAACGTAACAGCACTATCTATCTAGACATGGATGGAGTTCTTGCTGATTTCTTTGCTGAATATGCTAAACTTGCTAATGTAAAAACATATAGAGACATACCTCCGGCTAAAGTAGATCCAATACTTGACAGCATAGCAGGTACAGATTTCTTTGGTAGACTACCTAAGTTTCCAACAACTAATGCTTTGGTCAAACTAGCAATAAGTTATGCAGGTAGTTACAGCATTTGTTCAAGTCCTCTCAGAGGAGATTTTGAAAATACTGAATACTGGAAACGTGTTTGGATCAAAGGCAATTTGAATCCACAACCACAGACAATTGAAATAACATCTAACAAGCCACAACACGCTGTTACTAACGGTGTTCCTAATATATTAATTGATGACAAAGGCTCAAACGTTAGAGCTTGGATAGCCGCAGGTGGTATTGGTATCAAGTATCAAGCAGATGAAGATAGTTTAGATAAAGTTAAACGAGCACTTGATGCTATATATTGCGAAGTCAGTGACACATGTGATTGGGAAGACGAAGACACTGTAGAAGAAGCTTGGTCTGAGAAATATAAGAAGTCAATCAACTGTAACAATCCAAAAGGTTTCTCACAACGAGCACACTGCGATGGACGTAAAAAGAAAACAAATGAAGGCAACTTATTACCAAATCCACCAAACACATTCCTAGCAAAAGCAGACACAGCATACGATCATTATAGAATTGGTACTAATATTGCTAACTTAAAGTCAGTGCCTAAAGGTTCAAAATTTGACGAACCAGATATCATGATTGTTCCTTATGCTGGCAAAAAAGAAATGAAGTATCTTATGAAACAACTTGATCGCATTGGTTATGAAACACAGCCTGCGCCAGGATATGTAGATACACACTATGATGAACCTGAAAAAGAACTAGAAGAAAATATACTATTCCTTTCGCCTAGAGAAGAAACAAATGAAATGTCATACCGAGATGCTACTAAGTTACTTAAGAAGCATCACTATCATTTAGAAAGACAGCACGGTGGACACGAAATTTGGAAAGACGAAGAAGGACACACATTTGCCCTACCACATAAACATCACGGTAAAGATATAGCAAAAGGCATTGAACACGCACTTAAAAAAGAAGTAACACATGAGAACTTTGCTGATGGTAAAAAGCCAGGACGCAAAGGACTAGCAAAACGTATGGGTGTTGATTGTAGTAAATCAGAAACAGCGTTACGTAAGATTGCTAAGTCAAGCACAGGTGAAAAACAACGCATGGCTCACTGGTGTGCTAACATGAAGAGCGGTAAGAAGAAGTGAACATAGGAGCGTGGACTTTTATAGTTCACAACTGTGTTTTTGGAGTTTGTATACCTGATGAATCAGTTCAGGTTGAGATGTTTAAGACTGAAACAGATTGTGTTGTTACAGCACAGTTATACGATGAACTCACTAACATAGAAAATGTAGTTTTGGGCTATCCAGTTTATTACACAGAGTCACGGTGTTTTAATTGGATAGAGTATCTGGAGACTAGAAAGGATGTCAACAAGTAAAGCAATCATTGTTGCGGCATGTATATTAGGATTTAGTCACGTTTGGAATGGTTATTTAATGGATTTAGATGTAATTTTAAAATGTGATACTTATGGCACTACATGTATTGTAGGTGCAGAGCAAGAAAGATAAATGAAGTGGTTATACGAAAGTAAGTTTTATCGTTGGCTAGACGCTGATAAGACGGGCAACCGTTGGGAGTGGTATGGCGTAATATTGTTCGTGGCGGCGTTAGTTGGATACGGACTTATAATATGGTGGATGCAGTCATGAGAAAACCAGAATTTGAAGAATACTGGATTGTTTTCTTAGTGTGTTGTCTATGTGTATTCTTTATACTAGGCTGTGCTAAAATGGAAAATAAGGAAGAAGTTAAAAC